GAACAACATGCGGATCCCGTCGGGCTTGCAGTCCCGGTGAAGTGCGCGCGCCCGGCGCAGTAGCTTGGAGCTGTAGAAGTAGACGCCGTCGCTCTCGTCCCACGTCCGCTCGCCTGGCCCGAGGAGCTCCGCGATCACGGCCTGATCGCTGCCGATGTGATTCGCTCGAGCACGCTCGGCGATGCCCTGCGGATCGGCGGCGAACTGCTCGTACACGCGCGCGCGCGCGCCTGCGCGTATGCGCGTGAGGCTGCCGTTGTACGGGTTCTGCCGCTGAGTGCCGGCGAAGATGCGAAAGTCGCACGGCTCGGCAAACAGCGGGTCGAGGTTGCCGCGCTCGCCGAAGAACAACACGTCCATGTCGAGCGAAACGAGGTCGTCGGCGCCGAATATCTCGGCCGCGTCGGGACGGTACAGCTCGAGCCGGCGGTAGCATTGCGGCATCCCTGAGCGCTCGGACCATCGGCGAACCCGCAAACCCTCGAACTTTTTCGGCAGCGGTATGACCTGGATCGACGAGTCGATGCCGCTCGGGTGGTCAGTGACGACGGCGAGCTCGTGCGGAATCGTGAGGCGGGCGCTCAGCCCGAGGAGGCAGCGGTTTACCTTGTCGGCGTCGTACCCTTGCCGGTCCGGCTCCTGGCGCCAGAACCACGTCAGAAAGCGCAGCACGCTACGACTCGTTCACCAAGTCCGAAAAGCTGTCCTCGTCGTTGACCTCCTCGAAGATTTCCGGGCCGAGCGTGATCGGTCCGCGATACGGCTCGACGTCGTCGAGCTCGAGCCCTTCGGGCGGGTTGTACGTTAGCGTGATGTGCGGCTGGTAGCTCTCGTAATCCCACGACGCGCCGGCTTCGACAATCTCGTGGTGCCGCCACGACAATTCGGACGACGCGAAGAACAGAACGACGGCACCCTTCGGGCCGAGCGGCTCGACGACGCGAGGACCGCCCGGGCCGATCTTGAGCTCGCCGCTCGCGCGATCCTCCGGCATTGCCCACTGTTCGCGGACTTTCATCCAGTCAACGGGCTGCCGACTGTATGCCACGGTCACGTGCATGGCCTCGCCGATGGTCGTCGTGATGCCCTGGCCCTTCGCCCACGCGGCGATGTCCTTCCAGTTGACGACGTCGCGCCGGACGTAGAGCGTCCGCGCTTCCGCATTCGCTGCGAGCTTGCGGTTCAGCATGAACGCGGCCTGCGCCTCGGGGTCGCCCTCGTCGAGCGGATTCGTCAGGTCCTCCTCGCCGTCTATGTCGTCGGCCAGATCGAACTCGCTTTCCTCGTCCTCGCCGAGCCAGCGCCGGACCTCCTGACGCGCCACGATTCCGTCCGCGCCTGGGGAAGCCGCGAACGTCGCAACCGCCTGCGATTTCTTCAGCGCGATGTCGGCGCGCGCGCTCTCGCCGAGCGTGTCCGACTCGGGCCACACGACGTCGTACTTGCCCGGGTTCTCGAGGATGCCCAGTGCGATGAACCGATCGATCACGGGCCGGATGATTTGCGGCGACGCGAATTGCTCGCGGCGTTCCATGATCCGGGCGGCCCAGTTGTTCTCGTCCTGCTCGCTCGAGAGCTCGCCGCGCTCGGAGCCGATCAGGATTCGCTTCGGGATGCCGGTCGCGCCCGCGATCATGTCGAGTTGCTTGTCGATGTCGGTCGCAGCGTCGAGCGATTGCGCGGCGGCGGCCAGCGTTTCAGGCTTCACGCCACGCAGCCGAACGTCTCGGCGCAATCCGTGCTGGAGCTCCTCGAGCTGCGCTTCCATTTCGGCCTTCTCGGGCTCGGTCCACTCGGTTTCGGCGTCGGCGATCCACGCGCGCAGCGCCGCCGCGTTCTGCCACCAAACCTCAGCCGATCCGCCGAGGAGCTTCTCGAGGTCGTTCAGCCGGTTGAAGATGCGCTCGAGGCGCGGCATCCCGACGGACTTGTCGGACAGGGGTCGCTCGGCGACGTGGATCACGCGCGAGTAGTGAACCGAGAGCGCGCGCTGGCCTGCACCGAAGCCGGTCCACCCGACGCCCGTTTGCAGTCGGTAGAGTAGCGGCTGACCGTAGCGCGGATCCCGGGGATTGCTTTCCCAGTTCGTGATTTGCGACGACATTTCCCCGTGCGGTGTCAGGTACAAAAGCCGGTACCTTTTCCCGCGGGCCGGGCTGGCGAGGTCCTCGGCGCCGTCGAGGCCGAGCATCAGCGCACCGTAGTGCCCGAGGCCCGTCAGCCGGTCGAGCCTGGCGAGCGTTGACCACAGCTCGACTTTCTCGGCGAGCTCCTCGACGGACTTCTCGAAGTCGCCGCCCTCCTCGTCGTCGCGCTTGCGTACGACGGGAGACTCGCGCCACGTGGCGTCGGGGAACGAATCGACGATGCGGCCGGCGATGTCCTGCCGCTGGTAGGCCTCGTAAAAGTCCTCGACGTTGAGCACGCGACGCCAGCCGAAGATTTCGTACAGGTCGCGCAAGCCGCCGAAGTGTTGGCCGGCGAGCTGCGAGATTGCCCACCGGAACGTTCGCTTCCAGACTGATTCGGCCATTGTTTCGCACTCCTCCCGGTTTGCGCGAGCCTACCACGTGCCCGCGCGCTTGCGTTTGAGCTTTTGCGGTGGCGCGTACGCCATCATTACGCCGTCGCCCAGGTTCGGGGACGGAACGCCGTCGGGCGCTTTGTCGACTTCGATCTTGCCCGCGGTGTTGATGCTGTAGACCGGCTGCGAGAGCTCGACGATCAGCCGGGCCTTCTCGTTGATGGTGCCGCTTATGCTGATAATGTCGTCGGGGTCGTACGGCTTGCCCTCGAGGGCGCGGACCGTCTGCTGGAAGCGGAACCGGAGCCCCCACCATCCCTGCGCCTTCGCGTTCGCGAACATATCCTTGTTTTTGCGGTCGAGCGGCTTCCCGTCCGGGCCCCGCACGTACTTCTCGGCGTCGCTCATGGCGTCGCCGCGCGCTGAGCCGCGAAACATCCGGACCTCGATCGGCGGCACCTTGTTGCGTACCCGGTCCTCGTTGATTTTCCTCGCGTCGCCGCGAACGCCGGCGCCGAGGCCGTCGCCGTCATAGTCCAGTTCCTTGATGCCGTTCAGGTCGCAGATTGCAAACGCCCGCTCGGTGGTCGCGTAAATGTCCTCCGTGTCGGTGCTCCCGCTCCACGACTCGACGTGCTCGAGCAATATCCCGTGCCTGGCTGCGAGCGCGTTCCGGTCGATGCCACTGTCCGCGACGTCGAGGGCTGCGCGCCTGACGCCCGTCGGCTCGAGCCCGAGCTTTTCGTGCGCGTCGATCGCGGCCTGCACCCACGCGGCCGGAATGATCACGCCCTCCACGCTGGCCGTGTAGTTGATGTCGATTTCCTGCGCGAGCGTGACCGGGTCGAGCTCCTCGGTTTTTTTCTGATACCAGTCGTCGTCCTTGCGCGGATCGTCGCGCCAGTGAAACGTGAACACGTCCACTTTTCCCGAGTGACGGCGCTCGGCGAAGCTGTTCGCCATGCCGTTGACCGAGCTCAGGTCCATGCGGCAGTCGGTCGTTGCGGCCAAGCTGGCGTCGATCAGTTTCGGGCGCTCGATGTGCGCGGACTCGTCGAGGAAAAAGATCGCCTTGCGGCCGCCGCGGCCGATATTGTCGCCGGCCTCGCCGGTGATACTCGACCCGGACCCCGGGAAAATTAGCCGCATGTGCGCGGAATGGTTTCGCAGCTCCCACCCGCCGAGGAACTCTGGCGGCAAGTACGCCAGAAACATTCGGGCCTTGAAGAACAGGCAGTCGGGGTCGCCGCTGCGGTCGATCTTGTCCTCTTTCGAGCTGCCGACGCCGATCAGCATGTCGGGATTGAACAGGCACATCGTGACGGCCAGCGCCATGACGACCCACGACGCGCCGACGTCGCGCGACTTCTCGATCAGTCCGGGCTTGCCAGAACGCCACCGCTCGAGAATCCAGTCGATAGACTCGCGCTGTTTCGGGAACAGCATAAACGGCATGATCGGCGAGCGGCCGGACGCTGCCACGCGCGGGTCGATCGTGACGCCCCACCCGCTGATAAAATCCGCCGGGTGGTCGCGGTAGTAGGCCGCCAGCAGCGGAATTTTCTCCGGGTTCTGCCGGAGCTCGTTCAGCCGCCTGGCTCGCTCGCGGAAAACTGACGCCGTGTCGGGCGCTTTCCAGTTGTATGCCGCCTCGAGCGGGTCCACTACCGCGACCCGTTCACGAGCTCGAGGTAGGCCGTCGCCGCCTCGTGCTCGCTGGCATCCTCCGCTATCTGGCGGATCGGGATTGCCCTCCCGCCTGGCCCGCTCAGCTCACGCCGGGCCGCTGCTGCGCGGTACTCGGGGTGCCGACGGTCGAGCATGTGAGCGAGTAGCCGGTCGGACTTGACCACGACCTCCTCGGTTATTTGCTCGCTGCGCACGGTTCCGTCCTTGAGCCTGACCGTCGCCGAGCGCGTGCGCGTGCGCGTGTCGCCGATCAGCGCGCGCCGGGCCTCCTCGCTGGCCGCCGCGTCAAGGAAAACCATTTCGGCGGCATCCCAGTCTGCCGCGAACTCCGGATCCTCGGCGCGCCGCTCGTACATGTACTGCCGCGAGACGTCAGCCTTGCGGGCAGCGGCCGACACGTTTCCGGACTTTTCGAGGTTCTCGAGGAACGTCGCG